GTTTGGTGAAGAAATAGAAGGATTGAAGACTAAAGCTGAAAAGTCTGGAATGCCTTATGGTATTTTGAAAAAAGTCTATGATAGAGGAATGGCAGCTTACAAGACAGGACACCGGCCAGGAACTACTGCACAACAATGGGCGTTTGCAAGAGTCAATAGTTTCGTTACAAAGAGTAAAGGAACGTGGGGTGGTGCAGATAAAGATTTAGCAGCAAAGGTTAACGGATGAAATCATTTAAAGAATATTCAAGTGTTTGCAATTGTTTTGGTCATGAACTTACTGAAGCAGAGTATCAAGGTAAAAAGGTAACATTGAATGACCCTATTCGCACAAGTGAAAACCCTAATAAGAAGTTTAAGGTTTATGTAAAGAATGCCAAAGGAAAGGTTGTGGTGGTTCGTTTCGGTGACCCAAATATGGAGATAAAGAGAGATGACCCAAAACGAAGAGCAGCGTTTCGTGCAAGACATAATTGTGCTGACAAGAAGGATAAGACAACGCCAGGCTATTGGTCGTGCATGCAATGGCGTGCAGGAGCGAAGGTAGATAACTAATGAAAACATTTAAATCATATCTAAACGAAGCCAGAGGAACGAGTCTATCTGGTTTGTTATTTCTTCCAAGAATAGGTTACTATGACCAACTGATGATTCCTATATCTTCATCAATGTTCAAAAGAATATGGCCAGACACACTCCGAGCAACAGTATTTCATACAACGGATTCGGATGGTGTTAAGTCAATATCAAAACTTGAAGGAAAGAAAGGACAAATATCTGCATTTTTTGAAATGCAATCTCGGTATATGGAAGTTGGTGTGGCGACATCTGGTGGTGTTCATTCGGTATTAGAGATGGACGCTGATGTTCTTCTGTCTGCTTCGGGTGATGTGATGAGTCATTTAGACCAACAAGGTAGAAGGTGGACATCAATAAGTGACCTTAAAGAGACTTCACGGTGGACAAAATTTGCTGCAGTAGAGAAAGACCTTGAGAAAATGTTTGACCCTCTGGTTAAGAAATATCTCAAAAAAGGTGAGTTTCAAGAGAACGCAACAGTATGGGAACTTTGGAGAATGGCGGAGAGAAAAGTTGACAAAAAAACAATGAGTTTGATAATAAAAGATTATATGGATGGAATGGAAAAGGTTATCAAGAAAAACATTGATACATTTAGTTCCGCCATGTTGAGTTATGCAAAGAAAAGATCAACCGATTTATCGTGGGATGAACAAATAGTCAATAACATTAAGGTTAAGACAGCTCATTTTTTTAAATTACCACTAAAAATTGCTCAACTCAAAGGGTCATTGTTAGTAAGTCAACAACAAGAATTGATAGAGTTTACGGAGTCTAAGGGGTGGTCAACAAAAATATGGGATGCTGCCATAGATTTAGAAGCATACACAAGAAAAGTTGCTAAGAAGGAGTTAGGTAAATGAAAACATTTCAAGATTTTATAAAATTATACGAAGGAGTCGAAGACCCAGGCATATTCAAAGCATTCTTCACTGCTGGTGGGCCAGGCTCTGGTAAATCTCATGTTTCTAAAGCGTCTGGTGCAGCAGGGACAGGTTCTAAGATGAGCCCTTATGGACTAAAGGTAATTGACTCAGACCCACTATTCACTAAAATGTTAAAAGATGCTGGTAAAGCAACTACTGTAGCGGACATATATTCAGATGAAGGTCAAGCCATAAGAGACAGAGCCAAAGCACTTATCGCCAAACAAGAAAAGAATTATATGGAAGGTCGTCTTGGAATGTTGATTGATGGAACTGGTAAAGATTATAATAAGATAAAGAATTCATCTGATAAGCTTAGAAAGATAGGATATGATACCTATATGATATTTGTCAATACTTCTTTAGATGTTGCTCTACAAAGAAATGAAGCACGGCCTAGAAGTCTAGATGAGGATGAAGTGAAAAAGATGTGGGATGCAGTTCAAAAGAATATGGGAAAATTTCAGTCCTATTTCGGTAGAAGTAGTTTTCTCTTAGTAGACAATAATCATGCTGGTGATGATATCTTCACTAAAATATTTGTAGAAATTGGAAAACTAATTGATACAAAACCAACCAGCCGAGCAGCAAATGCTTGGATAAAAAATCAACACGCCATCAACAGAAGGGGTTGACAACTCCTTAAAAGTATGTTATAATTATTGTATTGACTGACACCTTATCCCCCGCATCATGAGTATTATTACCGATACAAAATATCTGAGTCTTCTCTCTCCGCGATTAGACCGCTTCAAGAAAGTCAGAGACTATCTCTGGAACTTTCGTTGTCCTCAATGTGGAGATTCCCAAACATCAAAATCCAAAGCAAGAGGTTATGTCTATCGTAAAAAGACAGACCTTTTCTTTAAATGTCATAACTGTGGTGTAGGTCAGTCAGTAGGTAATCTTATCAAAGACCTTGACCCATTTCTCCACAAACAATATATAATGGAGAGATACAGGGCAGGTGAAACTGGTCAAAGAAAATCTAAAGTACCAGAGTTCAACTTTGAAGCACCAACATTCAAACCAAAGAAAACCAATATAGATTTACCATCTATAGAGTCTTTACCAAAAGAACATTACGCAAGAGTTTATTGTGAAGGTAGAGAAATACCTCAACAATTTATGGATAAAATCTTCTATGCGGAAGATTTCAAGAATTGGGCCCTTTCGGTATGTCAAGTCGATTACTCAAATTTGATGGGTAAAGAACCGAGGCTAGTGATACCCTTTTTCGATAAAGATAACCAACTTATCGGAGCACAGGGGCGGGCCCTACAAGAATCTAAGATTAGATATGTAACTGTTAAGGTACATGAAGATGCACCAAAGGTGTTTGGACTTGAAAGGTGGAATTCAGACCAACATACATATTTGGTAGAGGGGCCAATTGACTCGCTCTTTCTTCCAAATTGTCTCGCAATGGCTGGTGCGGATATGTCTGATTTGAGTATCCTTGATAAAGATAAGACTACACTCATATTTGACAATGAACCAAGAAATTTTCAAATAGTAAGAAGTATGATAAGGTCTTTACAAGATGGCTGGGGAGTAGTTATCTGGCCAAATTCAATTACTTGTAAAGATATCAATGACATGGTTCTAACCAGTATAAAAGATGTTCGGTTAGTTGAAATTATAAATAGAAATACTTACTCTGGTCAGCGGGGTGAGTGGGAAGTGCACAGTTGGAAAAAAGTTTAGGTATGAAAACCATTCATCAACTAGGATTTGTAAAACTTCTAGATGTGATGGGTGACGATGAAGAAGTAGAGAACTCTGCTCGTATTAGTTATGGAGAAGGAACAAGAAAGGTAAATCAAACGCGGAACCTTATCCGTTACCTAATGAGACATAAACATACCTCACCCTTTGAGATGTGTGAAGTCAAGTTTCATTTGAAATTACCAATTTTTATTATGAGACAACTCGTAAGACACAGGACGGCAAACCTGAACGAGTATTCTGGCCGTTACTCAGTGATGAGTGATGAATTTTATCTGCCTGAGGGTGATTACCTCGCTAAACAATCCACAACAAATAGCCAAGGTAGGGGAGAAGTCCTCAAACAACAAGGCTTATTACAGTTTGAATTTAATAGGATTTATGATGGTGCTAGTATGGCATATCAAGTTCTATTAGAACATGATCTCTCTAGAGAAGTATCTAGAGCGGTCTTGCCCGTTGCTAATTATACTGAATGTATATGGAAAATTGATTTACACAATTTCTTTCATTTTGTAAAATTGAGATCTGATAGTCATGCACAGAGAGAAATTAGAGACTATGCAGATGCAATGTATGAATTGGTGAAACCAAATTATCCTTTATGTTGTGAAGCATTTGAAGATTATGTACAAGGAGCTACAACATTCTCAAAACAAGAAATGGAAATCATTAGGGAGAAACTAGATGGTAGCTGGACTATGAGTGATTACAATTTATCAGAACGAGAATCAAAAGAATTTTTAGAAAAATTAAAGCAAGGAGATGCAGAATGAGATTACCAACCATTTATCAAGAATACATCCACCTATCCAGATACGCTAGATGGGATTACGATTTGAAAAGAAGGGAAACATGGGATGAAACAGTTGGTAGATATTTTAACTTTTTTACAGAGTGGTTGGAAGAAAAACACGATTACAAGTTAGAGAATGGAGAACGAGTCGAACTGGAAAATGCAGTCAAAGAATTAAATGTGATGCCTTCAATGAGGTGTTTAATGACCGCTGGGCCAGCTCTCAAGAAAGAAAACGTTGCAGGATACAACTGTTCTTATATTAAGGTAGATAGTCCAAGATCGTTTGATGAAATCCTTTATGTGTTAATGAATGGAACGGGCGTGGGGTTTTCTGTAGAACAAGAATACACCAATCAACTACCAGCAGTTCCAGAAGAACTATATGATACTGATACAGTAATTGTTGTTTCAGATTCAAAGTTGGGATGGGCTAAGGCATTTAAAGAATTAGTATCATTATTGTATGGTGGTCATATTCCAAAGTGGGATGTGTCTAAGGTAAGAGAAGCCGGTGCACCCCTCAAGACCTTTGGTGGACGGGCTTCAGGCCCAGCACCGTTAGTAGATTTGTTTAAATTTACAATAAATACTTTTAGGAGCTCTTTAGGGAGAAAACTTCATCCAGTAGAATGTCATGACATCGTATGTAAGACAGCAGAAATCGTGGTTGTGGGGGGCGTTCGTAGGAGCGCTCTCATTAGCTTGTCTAACCTTAATGATCGTGAGATGCGTTTCGCCAAGCATGGTGAGTGGCATACACACAATGTCCAAAGAGCGCTTGCAAACAACTCGGTTAACTATAAAGAAAAACCAGACGTTGGTACTTTCATGCGAGAGTGGCTTTCCCTATACGATTCAAAGTCAGGAGAGCGTGGAATATATAATGGCATGTCAGCCAAAAAAACAGTTGAACAATTAAATGAAAGATATAAAGATGGAGATGGAAAATTTATTACTAGACGAGCTACCAGAGAGGACTTTGGCACAAATCCTTGCAGCGAGATCATTTTACGGTCACGAGAATTCTGCAACCTGTCTGAGTGCGTTGTCAGACGAGAGGACACTCGCGAATCTCTCAAAGAAAAAGTTAGAACTGCGGCTATCCTTGGAACATTTCAATCAACCCTTACTGAGTTCAAATATCTTTCAAGAGAGTGGAAAAAGAATTGTGATGAAGAACGATTATTGGGAGTATCCCTCACAGGAATAATGGATAATCCTCTTACAAACGGATCTAAAAAAGGATTAGATACCTTGTTAGAAGAACTTAGAGATATCGCTTATGAAACAAATAAAGAATGGGCAGACAAACTTGGAATTCCAGTTAGTGCAGCAATCACGTGCGTTAAACCGAGTGGTACTGTTTCTCAGCTCGTTGATAGTGCTAGTGGTATTCATGCTCGTCATAATCCCCATTATATACGAACTGTAAGAGCAGACAATAAAGACCCTCTTTGTAAACTCATGCAAGATATGGGATTTCCAAATGAGGCAGATGTGACAAAACCAGAACATACAACAGTATTTTCTTTTCCGATGAAAACTCCCAAAGGAGCAATTTGTCGTATGGATATGACTGCACTAGAACAACTAGAACTTTGGAAAGTTTATGCAGAAAGTTGGTGTGAACATAAACCATCTGTTACAATTTCCGTAAAGGAAGATGAGTGGGTTGAAGTAGCAGC